CTATCACGTTTACCCCGTTCGCCTCAATGTTCCGCTGGAGGCGCTCGAAGTTGACTGCATCCGGTTCGTAGGCGTAAATCCTCAGGAACGGGTACCGCTTTGCTAGGTAGATGCTCACAATCCCCACGTGTGCGCCGATGTCAATCACAACGTCGCCTTCCTCGAAATCGATCTCGTCTGGTTTGTACGATTGAGCCACCTCCCGCGCTATGATCTTGGCAACCCCGCCTTCTGGGTCGTCCTCAATGTCCAGTTCTATGCCATTGATAACCATTGAGAACCCACGCGGTCGTTCTTGCCACGTGCCGTCTGCTAGTCGTCTACGCTCCGCTGGACAATCCGAGATTTTACAAGGTACACAGAACTCCTTGCGCTCGTTGTACAATCCCATCGTCGCCCAGATGTGCTCGTGATCCGGATGAATCTCGGTATCCACCATCTCCAAGAACGGTCGCCAATATCCCTCGACCACCCTATCCCAGTCATAGGCCAGTGCCCCCTGGCGGGCCTTTTCACGCGTCCATTCCCGCGCGTTTTCACCGTGCGCCATCTCATAGGCCCACTCTAAACCCTCGACAAACCCGCCTATATCGGGGATCGCCCACCAGCCACCCAGTGGTGTGTAGAACTCTTGAAGCGGCTTGATTGCCTTGCCCGAGAACACCAGCTCGGTCATGCTGGTACAATCATTCACTAGAACCGGACATCCGCAGGCCTGAGCCTCCACAATGGGAATCCCGAAACCCTCGCCATAGCTAGGCTGTAGCAATACATCAGCCGCGTTGTACACATCAACTAGATACTCCTCTGGTAGGCCACAGACATATTGATACTGATCCACAAATCGCACTGCGTCGCGCGGAAACCCCTCTATGCTCTGAGTGAGCGTCTTGAAATCCACGCCCCACTGTCTGTCGGTCTCCCCTGTGTGCAGATACATTTGAGCATCGCTATGCCGATCATGAAACCGCTTGAACATTACCATGGCCTCTGGGAGTGCCTTTCGTGAGGGCAGCCCCTTGTTGGCCGCGACCATCGCTATCAGGAAAGTATCAGCCTCAATCCCTAACCGCTCTCGACTCTCTCTGCGATCCTTGGGCCTGAACACACTACAGTCAACGCCATGTGGAATATAGTGACAATCCAAACCCGCCCTGTGCATCTCTGCCTCTCCAAATCGGCTGTAGACGACAGGATAGTCAGCCTCCTTCGCCATCCTCACAACGCGCAGTGGTGGCGGCTGTGCATCCACCGGAAACCAGCACGCCCACGGTCTGCCTACACGCTGCCGATAGTCATCCGGCAACACCCAAACATCCTGCAATGAGATTACGAGATCGGCCCCAAAGTGCTCGGCATGTGCGCCGATGATGTCGTTGCCCCAGTTGTCATAAGCCCTTGGGTAGATTGTCATCCCGCCCAACTTGAGCTTTGCGCCCGCCAGGCCATACCACGCGAACTGTGCCACCTCGTGCCCCAGCTGCTGGAAGCGGGGAAGCAAATATTTCGCCTGTATCCCGTATCCCGTATGTGCCCAAACTGCGTTGGAACTCCAAAGTATTCTCATGGCCCTCTCCTTTTGACTACGCGCCGGATGAACGGGTGAGCAAAAGGAGGGAAAACTCTGCCCGCCCACCCAGCGCGCGCGATTATGCTATTCGATTGTTTGCCGCTATGTCCCGTATACCACGTCCAACTGAACCACGATCTGGGTAAACGTGCCGGTGCCGGTTTCATCGTAGTTGAGCGTCACGACATCGCCCGCCGACAAGTTCTTGCCAGAACTGGTCATCGTGAACGTCTTTGGCGTCAACCCCGTCCAGCCGGCCGTACCGCCGATCTCATCGGAAATGGCGGTAGTCGCCGTGCCAGCCGCCCCACCGTTCAACAGCTTTACCTTGAAGTAGTTGGCAGTCGAAGCTGACACATCGTCCACGACCGTTGCATAGGCGCTCTTCACCTCGCAAGCCGCTGGAGCACGCCACACCGGGTAAACCTGGTCAGCCCCTGGATCTTCGTCAATGGACACGACCACGGGAAATCTTACTTCACTCTGAAACATTCTTACCTCCTATGTGTTTAGCTCGGCGCTGTCGCGTCAGCGGTATAGTAACAACCCCACTCATCGCGGAGCGTGCCATGCGCGTAACCAGCGGTCATGTTCAACTCCGTCGCACGCATTGAAGCATCGCGCTCAGGCTCCAGCCGAGGCGGCCTGCGAGAGTCGAAGGCCAGCGCATCGGGCACAAACACACCCGATATAGCGTCGTCACTGTCATCGACACTGATATTCGCGCTGATGTACCACTTCGCCGCTAGGAACATGCCGACAAAGTAGTCACGCATGGCCTGGTTCGCCATATCACCGAGGAACGCGTAGTACTGCGCAGGCTGTCCGAGTTCCGTCCAGATGTCATGCCAATGATACGGCTGGGTCACGATCTGAATCTGACCCCGCGCCTTAGCATTGTGCAGATAGGCGATACAGTCGGCGAACGACTGGAGGTCAGCCGCGCTGCCCGCGCCAGGCCCCAGGTCAATCGCCAAACTCGAAAAGTTGCCCACCAAGTCGGTATCGATCTTCGTGGCGATGGCATCGCCCAACTCTCGCGATGCATTGGCGACTTCATCCTCGGGGCTGGTCTCCATGTTCTGATCAGTGAGCAGCGCCTGTGCGATGACCTCACCAGGGGTCAGCGTCGCCTTGGTGCTCTTACTCATCGTGGTCGGGTTCGAGTAGTCGACACCGTCGGCAACGGATTCCGCGCTAACCGCTGGATAGATAGGCACCACACGGGCCATGAAGCCCTTGGCCGAGTAGTTGTGCACCAGCGGAACCATGAGGTTAAGCTCCCGCGCGGTGAACAGCGCGTCCTCATAGATCGTGTTGATATACGAGCTGATATTGCTCAGTTTCGTGATAGCCACTTTAGCCTCCTAGTCTGTTTTGAACGGCATCACGCCGCTGCCCTCCCAGAAACCTGACCGGCGTGCCCCAAAGAGACGCGCCCGCCTCTCTTCGTCTGTCTCTTGTTGAGACCCACTAGGTGGGTTGGTCGGTGTGATGCTCCCTTGTACTTTTGCCAGATACGGTTTGTCTTTCAACAGTGTGGCAACAGCCTCGTCAACACCCGTTACGGTTCCGTCCTCGTCAACCTCCAGGGCCGCGAGATCGATCATGCGCCAGGCATCCGATGGGTCGTTGAAGTTCGCTTTGGCAGCAGCCGCTACAACGCTCATTCTCAGCATCGTCTCGGTCGCCCGCTGTTCCGCTTCCGCCGCCCGCGATTGCGCCTCCGCCAGTTCAGCTTTGATACGCTCGGCCTCCGTCATCTGGGCCTTCTTGCGCTCATCCTCGGCCTCCTCCAGCTTGCGCAATTTGGTACGGTAGCTAGCGGCCTCCCGGCGGGCCTTTTTCAGTTCCGCCAATGCCGCTTCTGTGTCCAGCGCGCCCTGCTGCCCTTCCTGCTGCCCTTCCTGCTGTTCATTCTCCGAAGACGCCTGGTCTTCGGCCTGCGTGGCCTCCTGGGCCAATTTCTCTGCCATTGTTGTAACCTCCTGGGTTATCTCTATCTCATTCCTGCCAATCTTAACACCGTTGTGCCAACGCTCATTTTTGCCTGCCGCATAAGGCGTACCAGACGCCTCGCGGCCTGCCTCTTGGCGCTAGCCGAGACGCCCTTTATCCCGCCGCGTGCGCCTAGCAGCGCAGCAGCCGCCGCTCGCAACGCATTGCGATTGTAAGGCCCGCCCGGCTTGCTCCTGACAGGCAACTTACACAAGCCCTTGACTTTTGGTTTGCCCTTTGGGTTCAGATCAATCAGACACACCGAACAATACTCTGATGCATCCAACTCCTTGCCCGGTTTGCTCCATGCCCCGCTGGTGAATGTAGCCACTGTACACCTCCTCTCTATGTCATCATCCTACGCTTCCGCCTGTTTGCCTTAGCATTGCGCCAGCGCCGCCGCACATCCCTAACTGTGCGCCGCCCTAAACCCACAACACACCTGTACACCCTTGCGGGCCAGTCGCCGTTCAGGATCAGCATTATCAGAATCGCTGTCAGCAAATAATCTGTCATGTCGCCTCAATACACCCCTCAAACCCAACTGCTACCATAGCACCAGCTAAAATCCCCCTCACCCGCATCTCTATGTCGGTCTTTGCGGCCACTACTACGGGCATAGGCATAGTCAGCACGATTGAATCATCCAATAAAACGTTGCGACGTACTATTGTCCATAATCCCCCATACGCCCGTTTCCAATGCGCCAATTGACTGCCCTTAGTGCTACCCTCCGCCGCCATTATCTGCACAATATAGAGAGTATAGCCATTTGGCACAGTGTAGCTAGCACAGAGTGCGTTGTTCTCTCCTATCTCAATTTGAGCCAACACGGTGTCATCGGCGTTGTTGCTAACCGTAATCGTGCCCTCGTTGCTACCCGTGCTACCAGCCGCCGTAACCGTCACACACAGCACGCGCAGAAATGAGGCATCGGTCGTGACGTTCGTTGTGCCGTTCAGAACCACTGTTTCGCTGATACGATCATAGTTTTTGTCTAGGCCTGACACCAGCACCGCGTGCGCGCCCGTGCCCGCCGGATCACCATCATCAGCCGCATCGTCTGACGCTACCTGCAACCGCTCAGCAGATGTCAGATATGGCTGTAATGTGCTCAAGCCGCAAGTCGTTTCCCAATTGGTGCTAACATCTGGATTATACCCAAAACGCCTCACAGGCTCATGCCCTGATATGTTTCCCACAGCAATATCGTACAGATAGGGCATAGAGGACGTGCGAACCTTATTGTCAACATGCTTGACGCCATAGGCCACATTGTTTTCATCTAGGAGGTGCACATCTGACCAGTGGTACACTATGCCGCCCTCCCATAGAACCTCTGTGCCTCCGCCCCCAGCATCCCCACCAAGCTAGCCTCCCCGACCATTTCCCCATACACCGGATCGGGCGAGGTTGTAATCAGATCGTCAAACCGAAAAGCACCTGCTCGCCAGGCAGCCCATTTCGACGGCCCCATCATCTGGCGCTGCACTAATTCCGGCTGGGCTTTGAACCATTCCTCGCCGCTACCAACCGTGACCGGTTCCGCGTCTACGTCAAGGCCCAGGTCTCGATACGTGACCGTATTTGGCACCGATATGCAATGCCCGCCATAATGATCGTTCAGCGGTTCACTTAATGGGTGAACTGTGCCATGTTCTGCAATACATGCCAGACACGTCCGGTTGTCCAGTGCTGATACCCACGTCCAGCTTCTCACGATATGAGCATTTGCCAGGTACGACATTCTGGACGCTTCTCGGTAGGCCCATATCTGGACGGTCTGCGTATTGCGCAAGGCCCAGTTCAGCCCCTGACCGAACTGTTTTCGAACCGCCCCCGCTATGCGTTTCGGATTCCAGCCCAGCGCTACGCCTTGGATCATTGCCTCCGCTACTTCTTTCGCTATCTCCTCACCCATCTGCTTCGCCCAGCGCGCCCGAAGCGGAGACCCGTCTCCCAGGAATGCCATCACCTGTTCTATTGCGTCTACGTGAAGCCTATTCCATCGTGCCATGATCTGAGCATCTATTGCCCCAACCCCAGGAAGGGCCAACTGTGTCAGCTTCTCAGAATCACTCAGCGCCTGGGCAATGGCCTCTTGTGCCCCCAGCGTTACCTCGTTCTCGACTATTGTCCCGTAATGCTCCATTTCGGCCACAATCTGGCGCTGGAGTGCCCTCAGTCGTGCCATGCGCTGCAACTGGCCCCGCGTCGGACTCTCCATCGCCAGCATTTGGTCAAGCAGTGCCTGCGTCTGTCTCTGCAACCCCTGGTAAATGCGTCCATAGGCCCTCACTAGCCGCGTCGCTGATTGGCGTTCCCTTGCCAGCAATCCGGCCTTGAACCTGTTCGCTGCCTCAATGATTGGCGGGGGCACGGTATGCCTCCTGTGGCGTCACATCCCAGCCGCGACGGCGGGCCAATTCCCTCCACCACTTGCTGAACTGGTTGGGGAATAGTATTCGTTTCTCTTGGGGCGTTCCTATGCGCGTATTTGGTGCTGGCGCGCCCAGCTTCCATAAATCGTGTAATTCCAACGTAGCCTCGCGCGGGCTGACCGACAGGTACGGGGCCAACGTCCTGCGTAGCTCCCCAAAGCTCACCACTCGCGGTTTGGTCAGGTCTCCAGGCGTGATAATTCGGCCCATGTCACCGTAACCCCCCCAACGCAGCAATGGACATACGATCCCCGCCGACATTAACAGCGATGTAAACCGTGATGTTCTCTTCTGGGACAATAGCCTTATACAAAAGCAGGGAACGATCTACTCCCATCGATACAACGCCGTCTATGGTACCTATGTAGACCGCACTCCAATCGCCGGG